TCGACATATTCGCGCGGTGATCATGTTCATCCGAGCGACACCTCGCTTGCTGCACTCGCTGGCGCGGCGTTTACCGGTGCGGTTACGGTACCGACGCCGACAGCGGGAGACAGCTCGCAGAACGTTGCTACGACTGCCTATGTAATGGCGGCTCTTGGTGGTACCTCGGTGTTGCCATCGCCGACGCCGCCGCTGATGGACAGCGGCATGGTCGGCTTGCCCGGTTTATCACCGACATATTCGCGCGGCGACCATGTTCACCCAAGCGACACCTCGCTTGCTGCACTCGCTGGCGCGGCGTTTACCGGTGCGGTTACGGTACCGACGCCAGCTTACGGTGACAGCTCGACCAATGTTGCCACCACGGCATTCGTTGCCGGCGCCATGAGTGGCGGCGCCTTCATTAACGTCAACTCGTTGATCAGCACGCCATTCGTCGGCGACGGCGTCACCGACAACACGCCGGCAGCAACGCAATTGCAGCAGGTGCTGACCTCGATTGGCACCACGTTTCCTGTCGCAGTGACGATCAACGCCGGTGTGGTTACGCTGGTCGCGTATTCGGCCGCGAACTCGCAGAATCATTGGTGGAAGCCTAATCAGCGGTTTACTTTTTCGGTAAGTGCCGGCGGCTCGCTGCCGGCGGGGATAAATACGGTAACGCCGTATTTCATTACCTCGGCCAATCTGACGGCAACGAGCTTTACCTTCTCGACGGTCAATAATTACAACGCCTCTCAGGTGGAAGGGACGCCGATCGTCACCACTGGCACCGGGTCAGGTACGTTCTATGTCAATCTCACCGGACGGTCGTGGATAAATCTGCTGTGGCCGCCGGGTGCTTATTTGGGAACCACCTCCACGCCTAAGGCAAACAGCAACGGCCTCACCAGGATACGGCATTATTGCTACGGTGCGGTGTTCGACGGAAATGCGGGATACTTCGGATGCATATTCGGTCCTGCCTCCGCTCCCACATGGGTCCCCTATTATACCAGTGATCTTGTCAAGACCACGCAGACGTTCAATAACGCATTGCCTCCCAATACTGTGACGCTGCTGACGCCGGCAAACGCCGCGAATTATTACGTAGGCCAATGGGTTGCCATTCAAGCCTGCAACATCATGGACCAGCTTGGGTTGCAAACGTCCGGGCCTCCAAGCAACCATTATATGGAGTACAACAAGATCAGCGCGATAAATGTCGCGACTGGTCAAATAACGTTCTTCTGGGCATTCAAGTGGATTTACCTTTCAACCTTGCCAAATCTTATCACCTCGTATGGAGGAGGCGCGGCTCAAATTTCTCCCATGCATCCATCATGGGATATGGAGGTTGAGATTCATGGTGCCGAGTACGCCAATAGCATGGAGTTTTGGTGTCGCGAGATAAAATTCATCGACTGCGTTGTGCAGGGTTATATGTACGAACCCGGCAATATCGGGCCATCGCAGTCGCGCTCGGTTATCTACAAGAACTGTCGATTCGGGCCTGCGCCCTATGCCGGCGGTCAGATCGACAAGATGCTGGAATATGTCGAGTTCGACTCATGCATCGGCGGCGGTTTGCAGATTGCCTCGACCTCGTGCATCGAACTGGTGATCAGGAATTGCCGTGAGGACGCGCACAACACCAGCTATTTCGGCGGCACGACGCGCCGCGTCAAGGTCACCGATTCCATTCTCAATTCAATCAGGCTCGGCAACACAGACTCCGGGACCACCGACTACGCATATTTGCAGAACAACCAGATAATCGGGTTTACGATTCCAGCGCGTGACGATGATCAGGGGTACTGGGGTCCGCAGAACGACGTGACCATGGTGACGGCATGGAGCTTTAATGCTGCCACCGGCACGTTCACGCGTAACTTCACGAGCGTTCAACAGTCGCTGATGTGGATCGTTTTAGGGGGCAAGGTCTTCTTCAACGACGCGCAGGGCGTTCATCAGAACATGGGGATGCCGTTTGAGATTTTGAATCTCACAATGGATGCGCTGGGCAACGTTTCATTTGACACCACACTCAAGGCGCTGCCGCCGCCTAATCCGTCATCCCCGGTGACGATATCAGTTGGCTCGCCGGCCGTCGTGACGTGGAACGCTCACGGCTTGGCGGCCAATACCTGTGTTGTGTTTCAGACCTATGCTCCCGGAGGAACTGCGAACCCGGTCTTCGCTACGGCGGGCGCGATGTCGTTTGCGACGGCCACGACCATCACGCCCGCTCTTCCGCCATCGCGGACCAACGGCAATCTATTGGTCTCGTGGTGCCGTGCTGCGAATTCGACTCCGACGCTGTCGCTCGCCACGACCGGGTGGACGGTGTTCACGAATGTTTCTTCGGGCGGATCGGTCGTTGCAGTCGCCTATGCCTACGTCACCGGCAGCGAAGCGGCTCCGGTGTGGTCCGCGAGCGCGTCCACCAACTTGCAATCCTGGACGATGCAGTATTCCAACACGGCACCGTCAAATCCGATTGGCGCGATCCAGAACGCGGGCGGCAGTACGAGTGGCATTCCGGTTGGTCCGCTGATCACGACGCAGCCAAACAGCCTCATGGCCAGCATGGTCATGAGCGATACGCCAACCACAGTAACGACGCCTGCTCTGACCACGACCAACAGGTATACGTCACGCGCCACGAATGCGGGGGCGTCCAACTATGCGCTTTGGTCGGATAAAGCTTATCCCTACGTTGGATCGAGCACAGGCGCCTTGATATGTTTTAGCGGTGTTGGCACCTACTCTCAGGTTCTGTTTGAGATTCTCCCCGCCGCGAGCATGCCTGTCGGTCTCAATTCATCCACGCGCTATTTCGTGGTCAATCCGAGCACCAACACTTTCAACGTTGCGGCAACGTCAGGCGGTGCGCCGATCAACACCACGGGCACGACGGCCGGGACGATCACCTGCTACGTCAATCCGCTGCATTTCAGGCCGCATCCATGTGCGAGGCTCACCTGCATTGCCAATTCCGGCAATCAGAACCTGATGGACATGAACGGTCAGATTGACGAGCCGATGTATTCGCGGGCCAAGCGCGGTTTTGCCGGAAGGGTTTATAATGGTAATCCCGCACTTTATGGCCCGGCTCCGATAGTATGGGGATATCTCGACCCTACTCGTGGGCTGGTTGTCAATGTGCTGAAAGCCGCCACTGCGGGCACGTTGCAGATCGCCGCTGCGGGCGTAAACCAGACGACATGGGCTTTTAGCAATTTGGCCGAGACGATTGATCTTACGCAAACCGGCAGGCGCGTTGTAACCAATATCACGACGAGCGGGGCAGTCGGCGTCGATAATCTGACGCCTTATGCCGACTGGCTGAGCGGTGCCGTTCCAACCGTGACGCCGCTACCGCCTAGCAGCAGCTGGGCCGCCAATATCAACTTCCTGTTTTTGAATGTCCCAGCGGCAGATCATCCGATTATCACCGTTGAGATTTATACCGATCAGGGCATTCACAGGTTCCCGGTGATCTCTGGTATGCCGCCTGCCGGTACCGCTCCGTGGATGTGGGCCGATTCTACGGTCATCGCACAGTATGGAGCGACGCCGTGACGTTTCTATTCCCCAACGGCGCGATAAGGAATATGTGACATGGCGGTGTTACCGGTACCTCTTGATGGGCGTTTAACCAGCCTGCCATCGCTCACCACCGTGGTTGGTGGCGAGCTTATGGAGATCACGGCTCCTGGTAATGCCCAATATGGCAACAGTTACAAGGTAACGGTTGATGCGCTCGCTACGTATTTTCGTGTGCCGGGTCCGCAAGGACCGGCAGGTGTACAAGGTCCGGTAGGCCCTCCAGGCCCGCAAGGCACGCAAGGTCCACCGCCGGCATCCACAATGCCGCCGTTCATGGATAGTGGCACGATCGGCGTGCCCGGATCGGCGGCGACATATTCTCCCGGCGATCACATTCATCCCAGTGATACCTCGCGTGCTGCACTTTCCGGGGCGGCATTTACCGGCACGGTTACGGCGCCGACGCCGACGGCTGGGGATAGCTCGACCAAGGTTGCCACCACGGCATTTGTCAGTAGCGCCATTGCGGCGATGCCGCTGACATCGCTGGCGCCGCAGTCGGTCACCGGCACTTCGGCCACCATCACATCGCAGTCGGCGACAATTGCCGCTACCGGCACCTGTACGTTGACTTTACCAACTCCTTCCAGCAACGTTGGCAACTGGCTCTATTTCGTCTCCACGACAGCTCAGATCGTGCAATCGGCCAGCGCCAATGTTATACCATTGGCCGGTGGCGCGGCCGGGACAGCGATTTTTACTGCCGCAATCCCGCATTGGTGCATCATGCAAAGCAACGGTACAAATTGGATCACATTCGCTGCGGTGTAGCCACCTTCCTGTGAGTGAAAGCAATAATCACGAGATAATCACGTGTCGTATACGTACCAATCGTTCCTCTCGGCGTTCGCGCTCAACCTCGTTGTGCCGCAGAACGACATCAATTTCACATCGATGCTGCCCAATGCGATCGACGATGCCGAGCAGAGGATCAGGCGCGATCTGGATTTGCTTGCCAATGTGGTGAGTGATCAGACAGGTGTGCTGACGCCAAACAGCAGGAACTTTACCTTCCCTCAGTTTTTTGTGGTGTGCGAACGGGTGAATGTGTTCACCCCGGCTGGGAGCACGACTAATCGTGTGCAGCTTATTCCAGTATCGCTTGAGTTCCTCAATGCGGTATGGCCAAACGAGACGGCGCCGTCGGTGCCGTCGGTGCCGAGCTATTATGCCATGCTGACGGATCAGACCATCGTCGTCGGGCCTGCGCCGGATGCGGCCTATGAGGTCGAGATCAGCGGCACGGTGATTCCGCCAGCGTTGAGCGCTTCTAACGCTACGACCTGGATCAGCACTTATCTTCCCGATCTGTTCATGGCGGCGGCCATGATCTATGGTGCGGCATGGCAGCAGAACTTCAGCGCGCTTGGCGATAATCCAGCGCAGGGCATGACGTGGAGTCAGATTTATACGCAAAAGCTTCAATCGGCCGAGGTTGAAGAGCAAAGAAAGCGGTATGCTTCGCAGGCGTGGTCAGCGAAACAACCTGCGCCGCTCGCTACGCCGCCGCGAAATTGATGGAGCCAGACGGAGATGCCTGTTCAGCCCGATCCGCAAACTACAAATCTGGGATATTTTATTCCCCTGAATGGGGCTGATGTTGGTACATGGGACGAGCCCATGAATGCCAATTATGCAGCCATCGACAATACATTCTCAACTGTGTCCTCGATCTCTCTTGCCGGTGGCAACAACATTACGCTTTCCACACCGATTGATGATAGCTCGTCATGGGTACCGACCCAATCACAAAGCGCTCTTTTACGGTTCTCAGGGATACTCCCTAATAATGTCAGCGTAACGCTTCCTCGACCTGGGTTCTGGCTGGTCGAGAACCTTTGCACCAACACTGCGAATTTTGTCGTATTTTTGAAGTCAACGTCAACGTCACCGTCTGCAAAGGTAGTGTGTGCGCCGCCCGGGGAGATGGTGCATGTCTTCTGTGACGGGCTTGACTGTAAATTTGTTGCCATGGGTCGCATTGGTGGGCTTATGGATTATGCTGGCTCGGCGTTGCCGGCGTGGATGACGCAATGCACTGTGCCGCCTTATGTCAACTGCGATGGGAGCACCGTCAATGCGACGCTTTATCCCGTGCTTGCCGGCATGATGACCAATCTGCCTGATATTCGCGGCAGGGGACGGGTGTCGCTTAATCAGGGAACTAAAAACTATTTGAAGGCGAATGGCGGCGTTGATGGCGATACGATATTTTCTACTGGTGGCGGTGACACAGTGATGATTATACAGGCAAACCTTCCTAATGTTTCATTTCCTGTGACAGATAAGGGACATTTTCATTATTTACCTAATGCTGTGATGGTTGATCAAGTTGGTTACGGTCCTCCTGGTGGTCAATTGGGAACCACCGTTCAATCTGGCTCGCTTAATCTGACTCAGCCTGCTGTTACCGGAATAACTGTTAAGTCCGGTGGTAGTGGAAAGGCATTCACCAATGTGTCGCCAATCATTGTGTCAGGTCTTACCTTGATCAGGGCAGGGTAATGTTATGCCGTTTGGCAGTGTTACGCTTCAACCGGGGGTGAATAGTGAACGCACCCCGACGCTGCTGCGTGCTGGCATTTCGCAGTCACGATATATCAGGTTCAAAGACTCGCTGGTGCAGAAGCTCGGCGGGTGGCGAAGGCTCTATCAGTTCAATGTGGCAGGTGTCCCGCGTGATCTTCACGCCTGGGAGGACTTGAACAGCGTGGTGCATCTGGGCGTTGGAACGACGACGGAAGTCGATGTGATTACGCCAAGCCTGGGGACTCACAGTTTAGCTCTTGTCTCTCCTCAGAGTATCATCTCTGATTTTGCACCGTCTGCGTCCACTGACGGCGTCAATCCATGGGTCGAAATTACTGATCCAAATGTATCAAATCTTACCACGGAGGACAGTGTCTATTTCAATGTGCCGTTCTCGATTGGCGGGTTGATCGTGGATGGTTTACATTCAATTACCGCGGTGTTGGGACCGCATAAATATGCGATAGCTGTGCCACAAGCTCTTCCTGCGACAACCATTGTTGATGTTCCCGAGTTTACCACTACTACTGGTTCTTTTGTGGTCAAGGTTCATTTTCCAAACAACGGACTTTCTGTTGGCAGCACGTTCTATTTCCCGATCAGGACGACTGGTCCTGGCGTCGATAACAACAATCAACCAAATGATGTCAGCTTTCTGGGCGGCTACGCGGTTGCGTCTGTGACGCCTCCGGATGATTTCACGCTCCAGGCTCAGACACAGGCGACTTCCACCGGTTCTTTTTTCATGAATGCTGCTCCTGGAACTACGGCTCCAGGCAGGATGGAGGCGGTTTATTATCTTGCACTTGGTCCTCCTCCTACCGGCACCGGTTATGGCGGCGTAAACGGGGAATCGACGGGATATGGTATTGGTCCCTACGGCCGCGGCGGTACTTATGTTCCCGTGCAGGCTCCAGGAATGGGGGCGGAAGATTGGACACTGGACAATTGGGGCGAGCTTCTTGTTGCATGCCCAATGGGCGGTGGCATTTTCTTCTATGATCCAACCGGCGGGTTTCAGAATCTCCAGATTATCTCGACTGCTCCTGCGCATAACACTGGCATCTTTGTGTCGATGTCCCAACAGATTTTAGTTGCCTTTGGGTCGTCAGTGCATGTTACCGGCGGCTGGGAGCAGGACCAGATGCTGGTGGCGTGGAGTGATGTCGGGGATTTCACCAACTGGGTGGCGAGCGCTGCGACGCAGGCTGGTAATTATCGCATCAGCATTGGTTCAAGAATTGTGGGAGGAATGGCTGTCTCGAACCAGAACCTGATATGGACGGACCTTGACTTGTGGGCAATGAATTATATTGGGCCGCCATTGGTGTTCGGGTTCAATAAGATCGGCGCTGGTGCTGGTCTGACATCGATGCATGGGGCCCAGCAGATGCGCGGCTCTGTTTACTGGATGGGGCCGGTCAATTTTTTCGCTTATACGAGCGGTGGTGTGTCTGTGATACCATGTCCGGTATGGGATGTCGTATTCCAGAATTTGAATGTGCCATATTTGAAGAACGTGCGAGCGATGCCAAACACGAGCTACAATGAGATTGGCTGGCTTTATCCTAGCGCTGCAAGTATCGATGGAGAGTGCGACAGCTACGTCAAGACGAACCTCGTTGAGCCGGGAATGCCGTGGGATTATGGGTCTCTGACAAGATCAGCCTGGATTGATCACACGGTGCTCGGAATGCCAATAGGGGCAACACCTGACGGTGTAATTTATCAGCATGAAATCACCAATGACGCCGATGGCCATCCGCTCAATTCATCGTTCACCACGGGATATTTCTTTTTGAGCGAAGGTGAGGATTTTGTGACTGTCGATCAGGTCTTTCCTGACTTCAAGTGGAATTTCTTTGCGCAATCGACGTATGCCGGTGCCGATGCGGTGATTACGTTGAATTTCCTGCTTGTGAATTATCCCGGCGACACGCCGACAGTCTATGGTCCGTATCAGGTGACACGGCAGACGCAATGGTTTCCGGTGCGGTTTCGTGGCCGTCAGATGGCAATACAGGTGTCGTCCAACGATTTGGGGAGCTTTTGGAGATTAGGATTTTGTCGATATCGGTTCAGTGTACAGGGACGACGTTAGGCCACTAGTCGCCTTTGGAGGTTGGTGAATGCCAATATTGGGACCTCAAGGTCAGGGTACAGCTGGCGGTACGGACATCACGAGCGCGCTGAAAGGCATCACGCTCCAGATTTCGGCTTTGGTTAAGTCAATTCCGGTGTTCTTCAATAGTGTTATTTCAAAGGCTGATAGTTTGTATGTTGCTTTGTCTGGCAGCACCATGACTGGGCCGTTGATATTGTCTGCTGATCCGACCTCGACATCGTCTGGGCTTCAAGCTGCAACCAAGAACTATGTGGATGGGCTTCAAGCTGCAACCAAGAACTATGTGGATCAATCGGCAGGTCGTGTTGTTGCGGTTAATATCTATTCCAGTTCGCAGAACATCACAATTCCGTCAGCCACCCAGGCTTATGTGCAGATGTGGGGGGCGACTGGCGGGTCTGGTGGCGTATCCAACAGCACGAGCAATGGCACAGGTGCCGGTGGCTATCTGGAAAAATATCTTGATGGTTTAACCTCTGGGAATACGTTGATTTATACTCAAGGTGCGGCTGGTGCGGCTGGAACGTCTGGTGGAGGCGCAGGCAACGATGCTGGCCCGACCACGCTTGCGAGCGGTACGGAAACCATTGGCACGTTGACCTGTAATGGGTCTAACGGCACCATCAATGGTGCAACCGGTCCCATCAGCTACGGTGGCACTGCAACAGGAGGTGATATCAATATTACTGGACAGACCGGGGTAGGCACCAATGCAGGAAATCTTCAGATAGGAGGAATGACATTTTATTCAAGCGGCGCTGACGGTGTGCACTCAACATCAAGCGCAGCGGGTAATCCTGGCAACCCAGGCGGCTTAAAGATTGTTTGGTACTCTTAACATTTTGATTTATACCTGAGGTATAAATCAAACGAACAGACAGGAGATAGGTGATGGTTGAAGTACCTCAGGCCTCGACTGATGCTGCGGTTTTTGATCAGGGGACGGCTGGTGGAACAGACATCACCAGTGCGCTGAAGGGCATCACGCTTGCGCTGGCAGCGCTGGTGGAAGCCATGGGTGGCACGTCGGCGTCAGGATTTGCATCCGGGGCTGCGGCGCAGCAAAGAACACGGCGCAGGTGAATGACGCGATGCGTCTGGTGGTGTATTTATCCTGCGTGTTTAAAGGATAAGGACAATAGGCCGTCAGCTTGTAGGTTTAATATGAGCTACGATCCAAAAGATATTGATCTGTGGGACGGTAATTTTCCGATCAGCGATACCGAGGATACGACGTGGCACACAGCTTTGGAAATGGCGATCACGGAATACAAGGATAATCTCGTCGCCTGGACCAAAGGCACGGAAGCGCTTGTGACGGATCGCGACAGCAAATGGACTGCATGGTCGCTTGACTGGGTGTATTTTCCAGCTGGAATGGACGGCAATCATTGGATTGCGAGAGTGCCGCGTCATCCATGCAACAAGGCAACTGAAACTGTTGGCCGAGGAGTTTAACTAATGCCGCTCGAACATAGCTCGTCGCCTGCTGCCTTCAAGCGCAACGTCTCGACGTTGATGGGGGAGATCGGGCAAAGCCCGCACGTTGCTTCACGTCAGCAAGCATTACGGATTGCTTATGAAACGCAGCGTCGTGCGGGACAAGGCAAGGCCGCTGGCGGCGTTGCTGGTTATCAGATGGGTGGCGCGCCTCTTGTGTCAGGAAGACGGGCAACACGCATGATTGGTCCTGGTATTGGCACGCCGATGCAGCCGAATCCGGCGATACCGGGCAGGCCCATGACGGCGATGGGTGGTGCTCCTGCGCAGATGCCGCCTGTTGGACCGCCTGGGATGGGTGGTCCTCCTGGCAGGCACAGGGGCGGTGTTCCCGGATATCAGGGAGGTGGCTCGCCCATGCCTCATGGGATTGCTCGGATGGGTTCGTCCGGTCGCACGGCAGCTCCTCACGGTCGGCTTCTCTCGCAGCAAATGCAGCAGGGCCGACACATGGGTGCCCGACACATGGGTGCTGAGCCTGGAGGGACGCCGGGTGGGCCTCCACGTAATTGGTTTGGCGGTTCTGGCGGTGGTCCTATGCCTACGCCTATGCCTGGAGGCATGCAGGGTTGGTCCCCGATGCTTCCCGGTGGTGCTACGAATTGGATGCCACAGGGCGGCGCTACGTCGCCGATCGGTTGGTTTGGCGGTCCTGGTGGCACAATGCCGATGCCCGGTGGTGGAATGGCTGGGGTTCCTCCGATAATGACGCCCGGTGGAGCGGCATCCGTTGGCGGCGTAGGAGCGCCTGCCGGTGGGATGGCTGGCTGGCCGTCGATGCTTCCCGGTGGTGCGACGAATTGGTTGCCCGGCGGCGGTAGCGCGGCATCTGTTGGCGGCGTGCCCAGCATGGGTGCGCCCACCAGCGGGATGGGTGGCGTTCCTCTGTCTCCGATGCCGGTGTCTAGTATGCCGGCGTCTGTCGGTGGCGTAGGAGCGCCTGCCGGTGGGATGGCTGGCTGGCCGTCGATGTTTCCTGGTGCCGGCGGTGGTGCGGCATCACCCGGTGTCAGCGCAACGCCTGCGCCGATGCCTACTGGCGGCATGCCCGGCGGTGCGACTACTCCTCCTGTCGGCACCAATCCAGCGGTTGGCAGGCAGGCTGGCGGCTCTGCGGAAATGGAAGATCAGGCGGCCGAGGTTGAAATGGGCGAATCTGGTTCGATGATCCCGCCCATGGGGATAACCCCTGGTCCTGGACCGCCTCAAGGGTCACAGATGCCCGGCGGCATGGGCGGCATGGGCATGAAGCGCGCATGGGGCGGTCAAATTAATATGGCCAAGGGGCCTAGCCTGATGCCCCCAAGCCCGATGGATCGCATGGAAAGCCGTCAGATGATGCATGGGCCTGTCATTGGTTCAACGCCAGGACGGGCAGATAGCAGAAACACACAGGTGCCTAGCGGAAGCTATATACTGCCATCGCACCATATCGCTTCGATGGGCGATGGAAATACGCTTGCGGGGTTGAAGGCAGCTGGCAGTTTGTTCGGAATGCAGGGGCCATATGGCGCCGGCATGCCGAAAGTAACGCATGGCGCTGGTCCGCCAAAGGCATCTATGCCGAGCATGAAAGGCATGGGTGTTGCTGGTGCCCCGAAAATACCGAAGATCGCCATTTCTGGTGCTCTCAGCGGTTATGGTGGTGCAGGTGGCGGCGGCAATGGCGGCGGCAATGGTGGGATGAGTTCAGAGGGTGGTGGTCGTGGTTTTGATGACCATTCAGGTCGCCCGGTGAGAGTTGCGCTCAGCGACGGTGAATTTTCGATTGTGCCGAACGTCGTTCGTAATATTTCTCTTATGCATGGTGGCGGAGGATCACTCAAAAATGGTCATCGTCTGCTTGATGCCTATGTTCTGCATGCTCGTAAGAAAGAAATTGAGAAGCTCAAAGGACTGCCGCCGCCTGCAAAGCGCATGGCTGGTGGCAGAGTTTTAGGCAGGGTCGTATGGTGATATGATTATCGGGACTACTCGGCGGTATGAACGCCGAATAGTCCCTAACCACAGAGAGCGATGGAGGCTCGCGATGGCTGATGAGGAGAGTACGCTTGTCATTATTTTACGTAAAGATGCCGAAGCACGTGGATTAAAGCGATATTTCACAGGCAAGCCTTGTTTGAGAGGTCACATCTCAGAAAGGAATATTGCCAACAATTGTTGCATAGAATGCAGTCGTATTAAAGTGGCCGAGTATCATAAGGCCAATCTGGATGAAATACGAAGGAAAGGGCGGGAGAAATATTGGTTGGACCCGGATAGTGCTCGTGCGAAAAATAGACAAAAATACGCACGTGATCCTGAACGGTATAGGGAACGGGCTAGAAAATGGCGTTCTGCTAATCCAGAAAAGGCAATGGAGACGGCGAAAAAATCTAACGCCAAGCACTATAAGGCGTATCCTGTACGAGCACGATTGCGTGCGGCAGCTTACAGGGTGAAATTTCCTGAGAAGGCAGCTGCTGCGAAAAAGCGTTGTGTGCTAGCTAATCCTGGCAAGTACAAAAGTGATAAGAAGGTTCACACGCATCGCCGTCGTGCGGTGCTTCGGCATGCCGATGGTAGCTTTACTGCGGCTGACGTGAGGGCTATCTTAGGGCAGCAGCGCCATCGATGTGCTTATTGTCGTAAAAAACTCAATGACGATTATCATATCGATCATATTATACCGCTGGCGCGCGGAGGAAGAAATGATCGGAGGAATATCCAGATTTTATGTGAG